GCCATTAAATATCAGTTCTCCCTTTTTCTAAATAATCGTGAATTAGCCAATCTTCTTCTAAGTTAGGCCACTTTTTATTTTTAAGAATTTTATTAGCATCACTTTTAACTAAATTAAAATATGTAATCTCATTACCAACAGCTATATCTTTATTTTTGGCCAACTCTCTTCTCATATCTGGAGTATCAGCTAAAGCTTCATCGCAATCTAATATAACTGCGTTTAAGTGTAAAATTTGATGTTTAGTCAGAGTCATGTCACACCTAACTATCGCCGAATGTGACCGTCCAATCAATCTTCAAAGTGTCACTAGCGCCTTTATTTACTGATAATCCGTCGTTATAGGTACACATTGTATCTCTTGTTGTTCCACTTGCTTGGAATATTCCTGCTTCCGATAAACTATCATTAGTTCCTGCGCCTGCGGCCCAATATCCGCTATATACAACATCATTATCATCACCGCCACTACCTTGAATAGGTCCTGCTCCTGATAGAGCCAAAATACTTACAAAATTTGATAAATCGGTATCACTAGCACCTTGTCCTGTACCACTACCGATGGCCATAAAACCAATTTGTGCGTCACCTTGGTCAGACATCTGGTCAGCAACATGAGCGTCCATAAAGTTGGTAATAGTATTATAAATTGTATCTTCTTGTTTGATATTTCCGTCTTTATCTTTTAGAACATAATGTAATTTTCCCTTAATTGGTATCTTATTTTTAACTTTCATTTTCTATTACCTCCTTTCAGCATGATATACTTCTCGTAAATGAAACTTTACGTCCTAGTGCATTTAATTGACTTTCTGCTAAATCTCTCCAAAATTTGGCACTAGACGAGTCATTATTTTCAGAGATTTTAAGTTCGCCAAGTTGGAGATTATCTCCTGCTTGTGCATTTTGATAGTCAATTAGATCTGCTTTTGATAAGTTAATAATAGGGGGTTCGTATTCTTCTTGTATAGAATTAGAGCCGATATTTACTCCTGTAAAATTCTCGACGTGTTGTCGGTTCATATCAACGATAGCAACCATGTTACCTGAAACACCCTCAGGTATATCAGCGAAAGTCGCAGCTAGAAAGTCAGCAATCGAACCAACAGTTTCAAATCCCATTAAAGAGCATGGCTTCCAGTTAGTAAAACGCCTTCGTCAGTACATCTAAGAGGGATAGTACCTAAGCCACTAACACCACACAATACAACATAAGCTACTGTATGGTCACCCTCAATAGTTCCAGTCATCGTTCCGGAACTGAAAGTCTCCAATTTTAATTCTGCTACCATTTTACGGTGCTTCTCCTGATACTAAATGTATCCATGAACTACCACCGTTAGCTTCAACCATGTATAATTCACTATTAGCGGAGTCCCAAGCTAACATACTTCCAGTTTGTCCTGTCACTACTCCGTCTGGAGAGTCGCCAACATAGACTATTTTAGGGCCTATCCCAGCTCCAGTGAGGGCTTTACCTACTCCTGGTACAGTACTATATCGTACATTATCGGTTATTATTGTCATTTCTTTCTGACCTCCTTTCTATTGTTTATGATTGTAATTTAAAAAATAAAAAAATAAAAATTTCTAGGTTTAACTTGTAGTAATCTTAGAGATTGCCGCAGTACGTAGAGCCTTAACGTCTATTCTCTGAGTAATTACAGCACCTTCCATATCAAATGTAGGAAGTGTAGTATTTTCTACTGTAATATCCCTAGATATAGCAATACCGTATGCTTGAGTTCTATCAAACACATAACTAGATGTAGCATCTGCATTAGCACCAGCGTTAGTTGAAAATCTTGCAACGTTCATACCGAAAATAGTTCCGATAAATCCACGTGACATCATTTCAGTATTACCTGCCTTATCAGCTTCTACAAAAGTGTCAATATTCCTTAAATCCTGAGCTACCTCGTTACCAACTAAAAAATCGGTAGGAGTATAATCATTATCCTCTACGTCATACATACTTTCTGCAATATTAGCAATAGTTATTGCTGCACCACCAGCAGTTGTTGCTGCCGCTGTATCTAATTGTCCTAAAATTAAATTTGTTTCGTTCTCTGCAAATCTTTTACCCGCAATTCGAACATTACGTTGTAATAGTTCAAACTGTGAATCCTCAATCATCTCTCGAGTAATTCTTACTGCTACACCATACTTAACTGGTGTAAATGTAACACTCTCAAAATCGATATTATCTAGAGGTACTTCTGCACCTTCTCCAACTTCTCTTACGTCCATTGTGTTAGGTGATTCTAAATCTACAGTGAAAGATGAACCTTTAATTTGACCTGGACCCCAGACCATTGCAGCCATTTCTCTTGGGATTAAATTCTTTTCAACTTCCTCTACAAGCGTAGGCATGATTAATTTAGGAATTAATACTGTACCTTCTGTACCGTCAGCAGTGGAAATATATTCGTTAATTTTCTTCATTTCTGCCATTATACATTTAAATAAACTAAAGCAAAATTTGCTGTTCCACTTGCTGATGTTGTCATAGCTGTACCAATTGGTCTTTCGTCCATAACTGCAGCTGTTCCTGATAGAGTATTAGACCTTAATAGGTTTCCTACTGCACCGCTAGCATTATGTTGAACTAAAGCACCTCCTGATGTGATACTATCTGTTTTCATAAGATAAGCTCCTCTTGTTGCAACAGTTACCCACTCGTTAGAGCCAGCATTGTTTAGAGCAATACCGTTACAAAGTGCACTATTTTGCGCACCGATAACTTGCAAATCACTCGCAACGTATGAACTTACTTGTGAACCAACATCACTTGTAGCACCAGAGATCTGAACTAAAAATCCGCCTGAGATTACTTCCCTTGCTTTTGCAGTAAAAGTTCTTGGGACTTCTCCATCGAGTACAACTTGAGCGCCTAGTGGATTACTTAATTGACTAGCACTTACCATTTAGTTGTAAACGTATGACTTTCTTTCCAAGCTAAAAGATGTTCCTTTTTGTGAAAACACATAAGCTTTTTCTTCTACGTCAGGTTCCTCAACTTCCGGTTCCTCGTCTTCGACTTCTTTAGGTTTTTCTTCGGATTCAGCAATCTTTGCCTTTAGGGCTTCGATTTCTTCCTTCAAAGCTGTCACTTCAGACTCCTCGACTGGTTCCTCTGGTTCCTCTTGTGGTTCCTCAGTTTCCTCTTTCGGTTCTTCTTTCGGTTCCTCAGTTGGTTCTTCAGTTGGTTCTTCCTGAACTTCTTGGTTTTGTTCTTCTTCTGTCATCGTCATTAACCCCCTTTCAACAGTCTTTAAATTCTTATCTTTTATAGATGAGTATGCGTTATTGAGTGCAACACTGAACGTTGCGCCAGAGTCAGCTGGTACTGCTACTAAACTTAATTCTTTAAATGTTATATTATGTGGTATGATGTTACCATCGTCATCTTCTTCAATATCCATAGGATTAACGTGTGCTCCCACGCTTACAGAATTAACTAATCCTGATTTAATTTTTTCCTGCATAGCTTTATCTTTGACTATTGCTCTGAATGGTATGTTGCGAGTATCTTGACTAAAATGTGCAGCTTTTACTCGACCAACGATAGAGTCCACTGAATTGTTGTGGTCTTTTAGTAATGGTACACCGATTAGGGTACTTGCAGATTTGTCTAACTCTTCACCGAGAAAAACATGACCGTTAGATGTTGTAGTTTCGTTGATTGCTATACCCTCGATTACGAAATCACCATCTAGAAATGCCTTACTTTGAATTGGAACATTGTATTCCAATAGGAGATTATTTGTCACCTCTTCCATTTTAAACTAGTAATGTAACAATTATTTTTTATTTAAATGTTTGTTTAGTTAGTATATACTAAGAAAAACGTAACCACATCTCGACATCAACATTTTTTGGGCCAGAAATTATAATATCTAATGGCTCGTTTAAGTTAAATTTACAGAATTGGTCCTGATTAATTAATTTGGCTATTGGACCTTGTTCGATTGCTCGTGGAGCATAATATTTTACTCCTTTATGACTTCTTACTTGTAATATCTCGTAACCTAGTTGGCTTCTAATTATGATACTAATAGGCAATTCTGAGTTACAACTTACTATGATACAATCTAATTTATCTTCAATTATTGGCGTAGTAAATATGGCTTGCCCTTCTTCGGTGTTAAAATTTATCTTCATACTTCAACTCTCCGTCTGATACGTCGTCTTCTGGTAGTTTGAACATTTTGTCCTACTTCTCCTAATGCTCCTAATTTTGCTCCTTCGATTGCAGCGTCTTGACCTTGTAACTGATTACTACGACCAGCATTAATTTGTTGTACTCTAGAATTTACTACTGCAGAGCCAGTATAATCTTCCCAGTTTCCTATGACTGGTACAGTTTCTTTCGAGATTGAACTATCGCCAACTAAATCGTATTGTAAGTCGCCACTATGTTTAGCATATACTACTCTTTGTCTTGTTACTGGGTCTATATATATCATCTTGGTTTTGGTCTAGGTTTAGGTTTACACTTATCCATTGAGTATCCTCTCTTGTTTAATTTGATTTTGTTTTTGAATGTACTCGTGCATGCATTGACCACATAACCATAAATCAGCGTATAAAGTTAAAGCGACATTTGGACACTTAGCACATTTTGGTCTATTATCTTCATTTATTTGGTCCATTATTCCACTAAGCCAACGATGGTACTACGACAATTCACGTGCATTGGTGGCATATTAACTCCTGGTTGTCCGTCTTTAGTTAAGAAAACTTGACCATTTAAACTTGCACAAATATCACTCGTTCTTTCGTCCATAGCTGCTAAATATCTATAAGTGCTTACATCGTTTTCTTGATATAAGTCTTTAAGTCCAGCGTTAGCTAGTCTAACAGTTTCAGTTCTAGCTATGACCAGAGGTCTTTCTTCTTTACTTAGTGTAATCTTTTCGACACCATCTTCAATCTTAATTCTATCTCTTAAATCTATTGTAGTATCAATTTCTTTTTCAATTTCTCTAATAGTTTTATTTTTCTGGAAACCATCTTTTAATACTAGTCGAAGTTTATCAACGTCTGACTCTGAAAGTAATCCTAAATCAATATCTCTCTCTGTGAGAGCTTTTAGATCTGAAAACTTATCAGTCTTTAATCTTTGTAAAATCTTAATTAAGTAGTCAGTAAAATTAAATCCTGGAATTTCTGTAATATTAACGTATTCAGCTAGAGTCATATCACGACTAGCTTCTTCTGATAGATTACAACTACACTCCTCAGTACAAGTATGAGAATTTTCTGGTACTGCTTGTAACGCACCTTCCATCATTTTCTCTATTTCTTTATCTGTTTTCTCATCAAAATTAATTTCAGCTTCTTCTTTAGCTGTTGGCTTTTCTCCTGGAACTTCTGGTTGTTTGATTTCTTCTTCTTCTTTACGTCTATCTTCTTCAGCTTTTTTCTCTGCGTCTTCCGGTGAATCGATTACACCTTCAACTTCTTCATCTAATCCTAAGATTACTGCTAGCTCCATTTCTAGTGCAGCCTTAAAACCTTCAGATATAAAAGGGTTTTTTAGTATCTCGTTAATGGAAGTAATACGCTTATTTTTTTCTTCTTCTCCTGGTAACTCCCACTCGAAATCTATGTCTGCGCTTAACCCTTGAGTTTCAAGGAACGGTTTAAGGATTTGGTCCTCAATAATTTCTTCTATTACTATTCTGATTGAATGGATATACCTCTGGAAAGCTTCAAGTTGTGTCTTAGCTAGACCTTCAGGAATGTTAGCTTTACCTAAAATTACTAGAGGAATTTGTGTGCCTATTGCGAATTGTTCAACATCGTGGTCTGCGCTTGATACACTAGCTTCTGTTATATTACCGAAATCTAGTACGCTAATATCCACGTTTGCGTCTGTGGCCCACTCGGTACAATTATTCATATATTTAAGTTTATCATTAACAGCATCCACGTCAGCAGAATTAACAGACTCGCCAGGTATTCCAACTTTAACGTGCATTGGTGCACCAGCTTTTCTTTCTTGTAATTTATGTCCTGAGATTTCTGCGCTAGAATAATGTTCAAGAGTTCTACGATTGGGCCAAATTATACCCATACCATAAGGTGCTCCAGGGTTAGCGTTAATTTTTAAGTGTGCAATTTGGTTCGGACTAAATGAAATAGTCTTAGTTTGTGCGCTAATAGTTTTAGTATTACCTACTACTTGATTGAACTCTTTTACTACACCTTTTCTTGTCCGTTTAACGTAGAGATTATTAAAATTGATTGTGCGAATTTTAGAATTTTTAAAGTCAGTCAAATCCATAGCACCGTTACCTTTAGATATACCTTCCTTTATCCATGGCCTAATATGTGTCAATAAATTACTATCCTTAATAAATTGGTCAAGCAGTTTTTGAGCTTTACTGTCGTTCACTTTGATAGTAAAATCGCCAATAATAGAATCAGTAGTTTTATCAACTGCAGCGTTAGCTATACCCATATTGTCAGTAATTTGTTCAACTTTTTCAAAATCGAATGGGTGTTCTGCTCCAACTTCTTTAGGAAATTTTATCGGTTTATCATTAACTTCACTCTTAAACGCTGAATTAAGAGCCACTCCTTGACTCATACGCTCGGGAGATACTGCTAAATAACCTTTAACATCTTCTTCTGACATATAAAAACATACATTATTTTTTATTTAAATGTTTGTAAAAGTAGTATATACTCTAATTTAATGCCCAGTAATATACGGTTTATAGCCAGTCGATAATTCGAAATACATTCTCATCATTAAAGCGTCGCCACAATCAGGGCTTCTTCCAAGATTTTCTTTAATTTCTTCTTTGTTTACTAATTTGATGGTTTGCATATCTTTATCTATATCTTTCTGTGCGACCTGTTCTAAGTCCTCTATGATAAGATTTTTAATTTGATGTGGTATATCCTTATAACAGCCTATTTTGCTCTCATTGACCATCTCTGCAAGTTTAAAGTAGCACTCAGTTTTAAGATTAGAGTAATTTCTGTACTTCATATTCTTAGAGATAGGTTGTTTATTTGCAACGAAACCTTTGGCTCCAGGTAATTGGTCTAATACTCCGCCACCTACACCATCTTCATCTATTATAATATTACTTCGTGGCACTTTGTATTCATGTGCTAGTATTTGTAGAGCTTCAGCTACTTGCGTTGTGCTAGACTTCTTGAAAGTTACAATTTTGGCCATGAAAAGTCCGTTCCAAATTATTATGGCAGTTAGATCTGAACCAAAACGTGCAACATCGCAACTAATATAATTCTCATGCTTGGTTGGAAGATTAAAATCATTAGTAAATATATCTAATATTTTATCATAATCGAACAACTTTGAAGGGTCGTCGTCGTACTCCCAATTTCCGTTAAGTAATCTTTCACGATTTACTTTATCTAACTTTTTAAGATTTTCAATGTAATGTTCTGAAATAAAAGGATTATCATACACTTTTGCCGGGATATAAGCTTTATACGGTTCAAGTTGATTATTGGCCCACTTCTTATAAAATTCTCTATATACGAAAGTCTTACAAG